TTTCCTTATATTAAAAGTATCCGCCAGATAAGTTGGCGTCTAGTACTACGTCATCTAAATTATTAGTCCATGCAGTGTCGAAGTCATCTCCGCTAGCTTTAACTAATAACATATTATTTCCACCACCTGATGGAACCCCTGGTCCAACTGGTCCTGTTACTATTTTATCTTGAACTTTAAAATGGGCATCTACTGCCGAACTAGTTTTAGCTGCGGCATTAGAAAAGTACCCTGTTGTCTTTTCACTACTGGTGCTAGGTGTTGCCCCATTACCATAAAACGATTTACTCATAACACCTCCTAAATAAGTCTAGAAGAATAACTAGACACGATTGGACCTCCTGACACTTCAGCCTTAATAGCTTTAGCATTCAGTCCTGTTAGCTTACTATAAAACAATCTCTCGTATTGAGATGCGGTTTCTACATCTCCCAGAAACTCTGAAGCTAATGACAATGCACCGTATAGTATTAAGTCTGGCTCTCCCGCTATAAACCAAGTAATAATTTCAATATCGTTAGCTATAATTGTACAATAACTAGTTGCAGCGTCATACGTTACAGCATTAGAATCTCCTAAAGCATTACATTGAGATTCCGTACTACTAAAAGTAGATCCTACGTCATAAAGACTACCAACTGAAGTTAAATATCTATAGTAGACCAACGTATAGTCTCCATTTTTATTTATAGTGCCGTCATTATTTATGATAAATTTATCTACATCTCTAGAGAAAGAATTAGAAAGCGAAGAGATAGATTCACTACCTGTTCTAGTGAAAACTTTAAATGAGCCATCTGCATGGTATTGTCTAAGCTCTATTGCCTCTAAGAAATCCGAGGGAATATAAAAAGGCGATAGATCTGTTATAGTAAAAGATACGTCCGTTTCCATAACAGGAATACGCAAAGAATCATAAATCATACTCTCAGCCGATTCAATAAACTGATCAATCTGGCTTGGTAATAAATCTGATCTATTTAGCCAGTCCGCAACTGCTGTTCGTAAAGTGGCTTGGTTGTTGATAGTGGCCATTTATGTCTCCTAGTAATACATTAAGTGAGGATAAGTTGTTTTAATAATCCTCTTAATTTTCTTCAAGTCCTCTGGTTGTATATTAGGATCATGAAGATTTAAGTTAAATTTAGTCATGATATCTAAAGCTACAGAATCAGGCACATTACAGTATGGCTTAAAGCCAGTATCTGTTCTTTTGGAATATCTGTTATGCGTTCTGTTAGCTTCCCTTAAGGACTTTGCCCATGCTAAATGAGGAGCGATATCCTGAGTAACCGATAGGTTATCTCCGCTTACTCCTACATTGTAGCCTTTAAATAAATTGTCATTAATCATCATGCTCTCTTATCAAATTATTACTAATAAACTCTCATTAAAAGTGTATTAGTAATAACCCCCACTCGTTCACAAGAAGTGAGGGTTATATATCAACTTTGGTTAATTACTAGCCAACGTTGATGATCGCACCGTTACCAGTAGGCGACTTAGCTTCGAAAGTGATCTCTTGAACCATGTAAGAACGTAGAGAGTCACCGTCTTGAGCGATGTCAGAAAACTGGATTGGACGCAACGTGTTAACAGACATCATTGAAGGATCGTAAATGAATACCTTGTCGTTGTCCATTAAGTAGTTGTGCACGATTTCTACATCACCAAAGTCAGACTCATATAAATCAACTGATTGACGTAAAGCACCTTTGTCGTCGATGTTACGACGTACGTTAGTGCCAGAGCCAGTGTTAATCATATCTGAGAACTTAACTTTGTTTTCTGTAGACATCATTACTTTAGATGGAGCCGCAGAAGTTTCGCCATTGATTGCACGTAATACTTCATTGATATCATCTAAAGAGAATGCGCCAGCAGCAGTTGTGCCAGTGATAGTTGGAACGTCAGAACCATCACCAGTACCTTTTGTTGCGCTTAATGCACCAGTTGCAGCAATACAGCCAGAGTTAGTTACAAAAGACATGTAACCACCCATAGTACGTGCACCTGAAGTTACAGCGCCTGCAGTTGCAGAAGCAGTACCTTTAGTTTGGTTAGAAACCAAAGTCTTCTCAACGTCACGCATCATTTCTTCACCACGCTTCTCAGTTTGGTATTTGAATTCTGACTTACGACCAACTTTGTCCACAGACTCTAGAGTGCCAGAAACACGGATACCTTTAGTAAAGATCTGTGTTTTGTTATCTAGACGAGCAACAACTGGAGAGTCGCTTTCATTGAAAGCTGAGCCTTCAATTGCAGCATTCAATGCAGCTGGTGCTAGTGTGTCAGTTGACCATTCATGAACAGTCGCTGATGCTTTACCCTTACCAATTGATGATAAGAATGGAGTCATATCTCTAGAGATATTAGAGATGTAGTTTGCAAGGTCTTCTTTCTTACCACCCTGCGTAGTTGTATTAAAATTTGTAGCCATTATGCTTCCTTATATTTTAAGGGTAGTCACTCAAACATAGAATCGATAATATTATCAAAGACGACTTTATCGTCATTCTCTGACCCTTTACCTTTGTTGATTCTTTGCCTTGATGCTTCTACCTTATTAGATTTCTTAGTCGATTTAGAAACAGGCTTCCTGGTTGGCGCTCTTTTAACTGGAGCTTTCTTCCTCTTAACTGCGCCTTTCGTTGCAGAAGATTTAAGGACTCTAAACTCATCAATCAACTTCACCACTAAAGGATCGGTAATTGAATCCAAGAGTTCTGAAGACAAGCCCTGTTCTAATGCGAACGATCTTGTCTCCTTAGCTCTTGTTTCACTCCATTCTGGAATGTAGTTTGGAATCTCTTTATTGAAATGCTCCACTTGTTGATTAAACGATTGCGCATGCTGCTCTTGTACTTTTCGGCCCATAGTTGCTAGGATGTTGTCTCTCTTATCCTGCCTCTTAGCGTACTCTTCCTTGGCTTTGTCAAGCTTCCTGTTTAATTTACTAGCGTCGTAGTCATCCTCATCATATGCTGTATCAACTTCTTCTTTAAGTCTTCCCAAGATAACGAGGTCTTTTTGTTTCTCGTTATCTATCAATTCAGCATTAATTTGAACAACAACCATTGAATCAGCTTCTAATTGCTTAAGCTGACTTGCCTGTTTTGCAAGTTCATCCCCTTTCTTTGACTGATGTTGTTTAGTCTGGTAATTGGCAACGAGCTCTTCCATAGTAACTTCGCTTTCTTCCCCGTCAATCTTGACAGGAACAACGAAGCCCATATCTATCTCGCCATCTTCCAATTCATCCGTATCGTCTTCCTGGGTAGCTGACTCTTCGTCATCATCCTCGGCTTCTACTTCTTCATCTTCTTCACCTTCATTTACTTCATCAACTTCTTCAGCGTCCTCGTCAGCGTGTGGATCCGCACCTTCGAGTTCTTCTGTGGCTTCTTCAGCATCTTGGGTAGCTGTATCAGGTTCTAGTCCTAATACTTCATCCGCCATTGCGTCGAAGTCAAAGTCTGAAACTTGCGACTCATCCGTTTGGGTAGCTTCGCTATTTATTTCCGACATATAGTCTCCTATTATTAGGAGGGTCTACGAATAGCCCTCACATTCAATCATCATAGGCCTATTCGTAGGCCTTCTTATTATTTACTTCTTATGCTTACAATTATCACCATGCCATCTACCGTGGTTGTTCTTTGTAAGGTCTGTTGCATCACAATGTTCACATGTAAATGTTGCAACTTTCTGTTTTGGCTTCATTGAGAGAAGTGTATTCTTAGCCAAGATTAAGTCATTAAACGCCTGTGCATTGGCTGCGATGCCTCTGCCAGAAGTTAACGCTTTAATCTGAGCTTGAATATTAATCTCTAACTTATCCAATGCTTGATCAATCATCATTCATCCTCTAGTTCTCGAACTTTGTTATCTTTAGCAATAATGGCACGTTCGATGTTGCCTATTACTGCGCCCTGACTAATGGCTAACTTATAAAGAAACTCCCTTGATTCTGTTTCGAAATGCTTAGTTTCTAGCCATTGTTGAAACAGTTGATTGAGAATGTCCTCAGTCACCATAGTCATTGTATCTTTTAACTCACTGCATTGGTATCCTTTTGAAAGGGTACGCTGGGCATCATCATATACAGATACTTTCTTTGGTTTTCCATCTGAGCCAATCTTGTGGCTCGGATGTCTATTATACTTCTTGATTGTCATCAGTCATCGATCATCGTTAAGATGTATCAACCTCCCATTAGTTGTTGTAGTTGCTGTGGATCAATTCCACGCTCTTGAGCCATTTGCATAGCTTGCTCAGGATTCTGCTGCATCATTTGCATGACTTGCTGAAGCTCAGCTTGCTTTTGCACTTCCTCTTGCTCATTTTGTTCTGAATCCGTATACAAGACTTGGAAATCAGCAGGCATTTTATCTGGAGTATCCGCCCCCTCAGTACCTTGTGCTTTAACAATAACTTCAGCCCACTTACGATTAGACGAATCTTCAGCCTCAAGAAGTTGACGCTTATTGTCAATCTTCTTGTTATCAATCTCAGCTTTAATAAGACTGATGTTAGCTGTAGCAGTATCAGCCTCCAACTTGAGCTTAGCCATCTCAAGCTGTTTAGCTTCTTCTGCTTGTTGATTTGCTTGCTCTTGCTGCTGTTGAACTTGCTGTTGAACCTCTTGATTTTGAGGATCTATTAAGAATCTAGTAGGGTCTAAACCCATATTAGCCACCATATCAGTTGCAAGATTAAATGCAGCCATAGGATTGACGTAATTCTTAGCACTAGGGTCAGCAGCCATCATAGGTAATAATTCAGCTATTTGATTCAACTTAGCTCCAACAGATTGATTAGAATTCTCGCCAAGGTTGGCTTGAATATCTAAATCCATATTTGAAGGAATTAATTGAAGCTCTTCAGATGTTAATGACGCATACCCTTGATCTGACTTATAACGCATTGGATTCTTAAGATTTGCCTTCATCTCTCTCAAGATGCCTCGACATAAATCTTTAATTCCGCTTTCAACGAAACGTCGTCCAATATGCTCAATACGAATTTGAGCAGAGTTTTGAGCGCCAGCCATCTTCTGCTCTGAGTTACCAGAAACGTAAAGAGTATCATTTAGTCCCATTGCCGTTTTAGTAAGACCAGTAGATTGTTCTTTCTGTAACCCAAGGAATTCTAGCATTCCCGATGTTCCTGGGCTGATAGGTTCAGGCTGCAATTGCTGAATAGCGTTTGCAGGGGAACCATTTGTTGCTATGATCTGCTTCGGCAATGGGTTCTGTAAGGCAGCGAAGTCTACTACATTTGGATCTGCTAAGGTTCTACCATAGTTACCAAAGTAGACGTTCTCCACAAATCCACGAAGGATTGCAGTTGTTGCCTGTGTTTGTGGGCGAGCCATATCTAATAATGACAAACCATAAAATTCATGAGGAATTTCAATTGGGTTAAGAATTGCTAACGGAATGTAAGCAACATCTTCTTCCTCGATAATAGCATTTCCAGCTTTGATTACATGAACCAACTCTGCAATACCATCACCATCACGATCAGAACGAATCCAACATTCTATAACTGTTATAGAAATGTTAGCTTCATCTTCTTCACTATCGGATGAAGTCCAAGAAGAAAGTCCAGCTGCTTGTTTCCTTGCAAAGTTCTCAGGGGACCAATCAGAATCTCTAGTTGAGGACTCATCGCCAATCTCAGATAAATCACCAGTAAAATCAGGCCAGTTACGTCTAATGTCAGATCTAGTCATGTCTGTGACTAAACCAACAAACTTCGCATCTGGAATTGAATCTGCCGTCTTATCAATTAAGAAAGACTCAGGTGGAACATTCCGTAATACAACGCCAGACTTGTCTATCTTACGACGAAGCCTTACATCTGTATATACAATTGAACCACGATCAGAAGGGTCGAAAGTCTCAGGGTCTTGTATTTGTAAGTCCCCTACAATTTCAACATTCCTGTCAGATAATATCTGATCAAGAATACCTTCTTGGATTGAAGCATACTCCTCTAACTCGTAGTCGAAGCTTTCTTCCCATCCCCAGGTTATCGCACTGTTACCGAATACAACTGCCGACTTTATCCAGGTGGACAATTTAGTCCAACCATCTGAATTAGAATTGAATAGGCAGTAATTTACTACGTCCGAAGCAACCTGGGAGGCCTTGATAGAGGCCACTTCGTTGCTATACGGGACAAATAATGCTAACTTATTGTTATCAAGTAGTAACTTAGTTAACAGTGCGGTGTAACCTTCAGCAATCTCTGCTGAATCTGATGAAACAATCTTAGACACACCTTGAGGGGCTAAATCTCCCTTAGGCTCTAAGCTCATTTCGTAAATTGAATTCTCTCTTCTCTTTGATACATCTGATGAGCCTGTGTATCCGCCCGTGGCGTTACGCATATTTCTGTCGATTGCATCAATCAACATCTCATCAGAGATCTTCTCTATCTTATGTTTGCTCATTCGCTCTCTCGCTTATAACCATTTAGTGTCTGGGGCTTGATACTGATAATTCAGCTCTCCCCAACTAAAGGTTTGATTAGTTAATGCATGACCATGTGTTCTATAAGCTTCGCAAGCAATCGCTAAACTCATGACCATGTCGTCATGATGACCTACTGAGGCCTCTGCTTTTCCCTGTGGTGTGATAATGAAGTTTCTTAATTCTTCAATAGCCATTGCACTTGGAATTGCAATATCCTCATCTTCAATCATTCGTCTTAAATTTGAAATAATTGGAGCTCTTGTTGCTGCCGTTGTCTTAAAACCAAGATGGTTAATACTATCTGGGATTGTATTGGCTGTCTTTCTTTGTTGATATAGATTTGGATAATTCATACCAAATAACTGCTGCACAGTAGCAACTCCAATAGAGTTAGCTTCTGGACATATCAAAGCGTTGTTATACCACCTACCTAGATAAAACAATATCTTGCCATATTGAACAGGATCCGTTTTATTACTTCTGTAAATAGCTACAACCTCCCTATCAGAGTTCATTACTGTTGCTACAGAGTAATCCCCTCGCACACCTAAAGCGACATCCGCTCCGATCAAATACTTTGAATCTTTAACGGGGGCATTCCAAACGGAGAGTTGGCCTTCAGATCTTTCATCAAAGGCGGTAAACTCTGAGTTGAAATCCCTTAGACTCGCAGGATCTTGAGGAACATATCTGTCCAAAGTTTCCTTTGAGAATACAGAGCTACCACTTTGTAGAAAGCTCTCTTCTGCAGTAAACGGGTATTCCTGCTTGAAGATATCAGTGCTCGTTTCGGAGATCTTAATCCTTCTCCAGAACATCTGTTCATTATCTAAACTCCATCGCGCCTTGATTTCAATCTCTTTGTGAGAGAGTTCCAAGGATTGGGGGCACTCTAATCGATACTCATCTTGCAAATACCAGGGAACAAATAGGGGTGTGAAGTTTCCTTCTCCTTTCTCAGCTTTGTTCCATAGATCGTAATAAACACCTTGAGCACCATTAGAGGTGCTGTTGATAATAATAATACTGCCTTTGGTAAGAGCTACAGACTGAAACAAACCAGCCATAACCTTAGATGCATTCTGGAAAAACGCAGTCTCATCACAAAGCAATGCAGTATTTGTAGTACCCCTTCCTGGGTTATCTGCACCAGCAGTAAACAATCTAAATTTAGAATCGTTCTCTTCGAATACCATTTCTCGCTTATTCGACACACCTAACTTAGGCTTTATATTCTCAGGCAAGTTCTCCCAGAAGGTCTTACTCATACTGAAAATACTTTCCGTCGTCGGCTTATCCAGGCTAATAATTACTGCTCTTGTATTCTTATAGAACAATGTCCTATGGAATATCAATGCAGAACTAATCGTTGAAAATCCAGCCTGGCGATACTTACTAATAATCATTCGCACATACCCAATCTCTCTCATCTGGCGTACATACTCTTCAACAACAATCTCTTGTGCTTTGTTGATCTTTAATTTAATTAACCCTTTATCTGCATCCTTAGGATAAATCAGTAGGGCTTCTTCAATAAATGACAATGGATCATTCATCCATCTGTCCCATTGTTTCCTCTTCTCAAGTTCAGCTAACAGCTCAGAGGCTTCATAATCTTTATTCATTATCTCTTCTTATTCGTTAACAATTCGAAGTAATCTATCCTTAATCTCCTTCTGAGACAAGTCTTCAACAGGAGTTTGGTTGCTGATTTCCTTAGCATCCATAGTAGGTTCAATATATTTATTAGCTTCCTTAACGCATTCCAGCGCAAGCTTAAGCCCCGTCATAGTATTCTCTCGTAATGCTTTCTCTGCAATTGACGCCAACATTTCACCATTACTCATCAACCGATCATTAAGATCAGCAAAGGCTTCAGCTACAGTTGCACCAGTATCCTTATTCTTATTCTTAGAACCCTTAGGCCTTCCAGCAGGATTTCCACTAACCCCTTTCTTAAACTGTGTTGCTTTACCTCTCTGGGCTATATCTGGAGCGCCATGTGGGCTCAAGTTGTATACTGGGTATCCAATAGCTTCATTGGTTTTCTTATTAATGCGTCGTTCTAGCTTCTTACTAAGATTAGGAATGTGCTCCTTAGTCTTCTTCTCCATATACTTCTCCGTTGTTTATTGTAATTATAAGCTATGCAAGCTATGCAGGTTCTATGTGTGAGGTTGTTGATACATTGGTATTTCAGAAATGTATGAGGACAGCGTACGTGTGTTATATATATACATACCC